AGTCCATTTGTGATAGTGCATTGCTGTGTATTGTTAGAAGGACGACTATAAACAATTTGACCATTTACTACCTTTTTAACGGCAGGGCGAAAATTCCAACGCACTTTACCAATGTATATAGGGTTTGTTAATATATCTCTGATTACAGAAACATTCCATTTTTTACCTGTTTTTGATGGAATATTCATATTGTTTAGCCTTCTTGCTATCAGAGAAATGCCTAGCCTTTTATTGGTGTTTTGTTCTCCTAATGTATACCATTCAAATATTGTTTTAACAATTTCCGCTTCTTCTGGAATTTGTTGTAGTGTCCAGCCTTTTTGTTTTTCTAATCGTATCCTTTCATAGCCATAAGGTGGTTTACTTCCTATGTATTTTCCTTCTTTTACAGAGGCAAGCCTGCCATTTTGTAGACGTCTGTTTATTGTTTTGTATTCCCTTCTTGACATAAATAATCCGAATTCAAAATATTCCTCATCAAATTCATTATTAGGGTCATATGTTTTAAAAGGTGTAATGATTTTGGTATTGCTGTATTTGAATGCCTGTGCCATAATGCCTTGGTCTATTGTGTCGCCTCTTGCAAGACGTTCAATTTCCATAACAAGTACCCCATCCCATTTGCATTGTTCTACTTCTTGTAACATATGCTGCATAACGGGACGTGCAGCTATGGTTTCTCCTGATACAATTTCTTTGTAAATTTCAGTGATGTTTAAATGCATTTTTTTTGCTAATTCAAGCAGTATTTTTTGATGTCTTGAAAGCGTTTCTCCTTCTCCTCTTGCTTCTGCTTCTGCATCTGCACGGGATTTTCTTAAATATAAACAGTATTGCATTGCTGTCACTTCCTTTTATTTTATCATATGATGAAATTGGTATAATTATCAAAAATAAAACAGCCTTAATCATTATTATAAGGCTGTTTTTTATATTTCGTCTATCAACATTTGATATTTTAAAGCAAATTTTGATAAATTGGTTTTCTTTTATCATTTTATGCTATATAGTGTAAATAAAGCTGTTTTTCTTAAGTGAACCATTCTTCATAAACGTTTCTAGTATCTCGGTATATAGTAGTAGATGGTTCATATTTATCTTTAAAATTATCATCTTCAACAATATTTTTAATTTCATGATAATATTGTCTTTTAAATCCATTTTTATCTAATTGCTCTAAATTATATAAAGTACAGGCTTGGTCGTATGCATTACATAAATCTTCTGTATTAGAATCAATTATATGTTGTATTATTTCGTTATTATTCGGAAAACATTGAAGGCTTAAATCATCATATCTTCTTCTAACAGAAGATATGTTTTCACGTAATTGTAAGGCAATTTGTCCAGAAACAAGATTGTTATATTTTTTTGTTGATTTGTAATTGAAAAAAAGTACAATACTAGAAATGGTAATTGACGTTAAAGAGAAAATAGTAGTTATTTTCATTTTATTACTCCTTTATAATATTTATCTGATATGAAAACCACAAAAATAAAACAGTTCTCCTTATTATTATAGAACTGTTTTGATTTTTTGTCTATGAAATTATAATTTTGAAAGTGAGTTTTGTATATGGAAGAAAATAAACAATATTACCAAATGATAATAAATTTGATGAAACAACAAAATATCATTAAAACGGAATATATTACAAAAAATCAGATGGAGGAATTGCTTAATTTATTTATACAATATTATACTATAGTTTGCTGTGATAATTCTGAAATTAAATCAAGCGTTTCGGAAGAAAAACGGTCTTTTTGACACATTAAATTTTCTATAAATTTTTGTTTTCTGTTTTCTTTGCCACGTTCCGTTTTTAATTCTTGTGCTTTTTCTGCCATAATATTAAAATCTCTTTGTATTGCTTTATTAACATAATAGGTTTGAGTATTAAGTTTATCCTCAAAATCTTTCAATTCTGTTTGTTCTGGCATATCTTTAAAAACACCTTTATCATAAATTGTAGTAATTTTCTTCATAGTTTGATAGAGTACAGGATATTGTTCTAGTACAACAGTATATTCGTTTGTATTTTCAAGTACTTTAATAGATTCTGTTATGTTTTTAACATCATTTTGAATATCTAAATAGGAAACATCATTTAACTGACAAAGACATTCACATTTTGCTTTTAAAAGGTTATCATCAAATTTACTTTCTGAAATAAGAAAATCTATCGTTTCAATACAGGAATTATAATCTTTTCTATCAAAAAAAGTCTGAGCCTCCTGATACTTGTTTAAATACATATTGTCTTGCCTTTTAAAACAATAACAAAAAAAGAAGCCTACTGCAAAGGCAATAAAGAAATACTTTTTGAAAAAGCCTAATATAAAAAGTATCAATAGTGTCTTAGAAATAAACATTTTTGCTTCTGTATATTCTCCAAAATAAATAGGAGGTTTTGTTAGCGGAAAGAATGTTTTGACATATTCGTCATGAGATTGCCATATTTTATGTTGTTCCTCTCTTTCTCTTTCTTCTTCCTCTGCACGTCTTTTTAATTCTTCTGCATATTGTTCCTCTGTCAGAACAACAACATTTTTTTCTTTTCTTTTTTTCGCTTTTTTCCCTTTTTTTGATTTACCTCCAGAAGTTTCGGTGTAGGATATTCCAGTACCAGGAATAGAAAAAGTAGTACTCCTTTTCCCTTTAGTATTGACACTATAACGTACCCCTTTTCCCCCTACACTAATTCCCATACTTTTTTTATTGACGTTTAATTTTACGCCTGGTGCAATTTTAATACTTTTACGAAAACGAAATCCCATAAATTATCCCTTCTGATATTTTTTTAAATGTTTATTTGGCTTAGTGCGTTTTTTGGTTAGAGGGTGTGGCAAAAGTCTTACAACATAAGGCTCTTTCTTTATTTCCTCTTCATTGGAAGTATTATTTTGTTGCTTTGCAGTAGAATCTATGTAGTCATTTAATATAGATATAATTTTATTTTTATAATCCATAATATCGTTTAAATTTTCAAGGGTAATTTTTAGTCGTTCCGTTTTATTATTTTCGGGTAATATCAATAATTTTCGTTTATCTGTAAAGTCAAAGCGACAAATCCATTTTCTTGTATTATTTCTGTATAGAACAACAAAATAAGAATCCGTTTTTTTGTAGTATAAATCCCTCATGTCTACAGAATTTTTTAATATTGTCTTTACAATAAAAAAGCCTTCTAACTCATCATCAGAGGCAGAAAGTTTTCCATCTGTATCATCTCCAGAAACATCTGTATCAGTTGTTTCAGTATTTTGTAATGCCTGCATAATTTTATCGTTTAATGTTTCATTGATATAGTCATTTAATGATTTTTTTAATATTGGGCGGAATTTATCCAATACAGATTGTGTTTTTGGAGCTGTATATACAGAAGATACAAATATTTTTGTGAAGTCATCTGTTGGCTCTTGTAATTGCTGTGCAAAAAGTGCTTTGAATTGTTTTTCGTATTTTAATAAGCAAGCACTATCTAATAACATATCTACATCAAATAATTCTTTTTTAAATTTTTTTAATTCATTTATTTGACTCTCTTTTATTTTTATAATGTTAAATTCTAAAAAAGGTTCTTTGTCCATTTTATTTGTTTCTTCTATATCTGTATAAAAGCGGTATATTATGCCATTTGTCAATATGGCGAATTTTGCCTTTGTTGTGCCGAAATAACGGAAAAGCTGAGAATCATGCCTTTCTAATTTTTTGTTAGTTGATTTTGCCTCTATCAATATAATTGGTTCACCGTTTTTGATAATGGCATAGTCTACTTTCTCCCCTTTTTTAATACCTACATCTGCAACAAATTCTGGTGTAAATTCTAAAGGATTGAATACATCATAGCCCAGCATAGAAAAAAAGGGCATAATAATAGATGTTTTTGTTGCCTCTTCTGTCTGTATACTGTCCTTTAGTGTTTCTACTCTCTTGGCAAATTGTTTTATTTGGTCTGTAAAATCCATAAGCACTCCCTTCCCCTCTTTAAAATTATGGATTGTTTTCGTCATTCAAAAGTTTTTTTAACATATCTGCATTGTTAATTAAAAATGTTGCAAATATCTCTGCACCTTCTTTTGTAATGACACCTTGTTCATTTACTAGAGATGTACCTTTCAATTTTTCTTGTAATAATAATGCACCTTCGTCTACTGATAAGGGAACGTTATTTGAATCATTATTTATCGGTTGCAAAGGTTCATATTCAGCCTCAGCTAATTCGTTGATAGATACATTAAAAAAATAAGTTAGTTTCTTAATTGTTTCTATATCTGGTAGACTAATGCCTCTTTCATAAGAACTATATGTTTGTCGTTTTATATTTAAAAAATTAGCTACATCGTCTTGTGTATAACCTCTTTCTTTCCTTATTCTTTTCAAGGTATCTTTTATCATATATAACGCTCCTTTTATACTTATAAATATAGCAAATTTTATTTGCTATTTCAATGAATGTAAATAAATTTTGCATTTTATAAAAATATTGCAAAAAATTTTTGCTAAAACTATTGACAATGCAATTATATTTTGCTAATATAATAAAAAGCAAAAAAAAATTGCATTGAAATATAAAAAAAGGAGGAATTTTATGATTTTAGCTGAATTAAGGCGTAAAAAGTCTTTTACGCAACAAAAACTTGCTAATCAAGTTGGTGTAACTCGACAAACAATAAGTGCCATTGAATGTGATAAACAACGACCATCTGTAGACCTTGCAATGAAAATAGCTGATGTATTAGGATTTGAATGGTCAGAGTTTTATATAAAAGAAGATGATAATGAATTTATAAACAAAGAAGTAAACAATGTATCATAAATGTTTGAAATCGCTTTTTTATTATATTTATTATATAACAAAGGGAGGGATATAGAAAATGGCAAATCAAAACAAGCTATATTATAAAATTTGCCGTGAGCAAGCAGGTTTGACGCAGGAACAAGCAATCATATTATTAGGGATAGCAGAACCTGCTACTCTATCAAGATATGAAAATGGACATACTCCAGTTAGCCCAGAATTGGCAGCAGCAATGGTTAAAGTTTATAGAACACCATTACTTGCAAGCTGGTATGTTAGATATACCAATCCAGGATTAGCGCAGTATCTTCCTGAAATAAGCAATCCTGTGACTGATGGTGATATGGCATTACAAATGGAATTAGCAGATGATGATATAACAGAAGTAAGAAAAGCTGTAAAAGCGGTTTTACGTGATGGCATTGTGGATGTGCAAGAAGCAGAGGAATTAAAATTAAATGCTCATACATTAAGAGAGGTAGCTAATAAAATATTGTCAGCTGCTACCTATTTGGAAAGTAGAGAGGCTGATATCTGAAAACAAAATAATTTATGTCCAAGTGGTGTAGTACATTTTACGGCTGGAGGTGAAAGAGTGGTAGAAGAAAAAGAGCAGACAAAAGAGTTCATTGAATTTTTGAAAAGTCTTGATGAAAAGCAACAAATAGGATTGCACTTAACAATAGAGGGATTGCAAGTATTATCAGAGAAACAAAAAAAGCGGCATGAAAACCGCTAGTCATTATTTGACTCTTGTTGTACTTCTTGAACAGATTTATGAAGAAATTCCATTAAATCGGTTCTCATGTGTTTCGGCAAAGAAAGATAATTGTCAAGTATTTTCTTTTCCAGTGCAGTCATGTTAAATTCACTGGCTAAACGGTCGATGTTTTCGGGTTCGCCTGTTTCTCGCCCAAGAAGATAGTCGGTAGTGACATGAAATAATTCTGCTAGTTTACAAAGTAATGTGTTATTAGGTTCTCTTTTACCATATTCATAATTTTGATAAGCAGCAGATGTAATGCCTAATAGAGAAGCAACTTGTGATTGCGTCATATTTTGAGATTCTCGTGCATGCTTTAGATTGTTTATATTCATTTTATCACCTCAATATAATTATAAACATAGTGTTGGTGTCTGTCAATATTTTATATACAAATTGTTTATAATTTACAATGATATGACTAACATTTTGTATATTTTATATATTGTAATTACCAACAAAATGTAGTAATATATAAACATAACAACAAACAAAATGTTGGTAACAAAAGAAAGGAGTGATAAAATGAAAGACAAAAAGAAAGCTACCGAAATCCTAAAGGAAATCGACAGCAATCTTGATATAGTGCTAAGCATCCTGACCAAGCTTGCACTAACTGCAATGGGAGTTAAGACTATCATTGAAATCTTAACAACATTGTAAAAGATAAAAACACTGAACTGGGGCAAAAGCCCCAGCGAAAGTGTTCAACATATATATATCATAGAGAAAGGGGAATGTCAATGTCTAATAAAAGGCTTATGCTGAAAATAGCTATAAAGTCTGTAATTGTGCTAATATTTGCTATTGCACTTTTTAGAATGATATTGATGTTATTTTAAGCAGATAATAAAAAAAGAGAGGTGGAAAAAAATGAAATTGAAAGAAGAAGGCTGTCAGATGACAGCCAGAGAGTTAAGACTTTTGTAATTTAAGGTTCTTCAGCAAGACCAACAAGATAATCAAGAGACACACCTAAATTATTAGCAATATTACAAGCATCGTCAAGAGTGGGTCTGATACTTTCATCTGTAATTTTTTCCCAAAATTCCATATCAATACCTGCAGCAATGACATCATCTGTATCAAGAGTAGGTATTATTTCGGTTAAATTATGGACAAATGTTTCTTCCCAATTACTAACATGTGAAAATGAATAATCGTTGTTTGTTCTACCAACAAGATAGTCAAGAGAAACATCAAAGTAATCAGCTAAAGTAATTAATATATCATAAGTAGGCTTTCGTATTCCAGCTTCATAATTTTGAATACCTCTTTCACTTGCATTTATTTCTGTAGCAAGTTGCTTTTGTGTAAGATTTTTTGATTGTCTTAAAGACTTTAAATGTGTACTAAAATCAAACATAATAATCACTCCAAAAAAATATAAAAAAACATTGACACGCATAAATGAGTGTGTTAATATTATATTAACACGAACGATTGAGTGTGTTAATATTTAAAGGGGACGGTGAAAATTAATAAATTAAAAGAAACACGTAAAAAAGCAGAATTAAAACAAATAGAAGTTGCTAGAGCAACTAATATTTCAATTAGGACGTATCAAAATTATGAGTATGGTGAACGTGTTCCAGATGTTTATACAGCCCAGTTGATAGCCCAAGTACTACATGCACCAGTAGAAAAATTATTCCCTCTTCCAGCGTCTGCAAACGCTGGAGAGGACAAGCCTAACTGCAATCAGGCTAATAAAAAATAGCTCAATATCATTTTACATCAAGAAAAAACAAAATGTCAAATTGTAGTTAGTAGCGTTTCGGATCGTCTGAACGCCCAACAAGATAATCAAGAGATACATCAAAGTAGTCGGCTAGTTTAATTAAAATATCTGATGTTGGATTACGTTCTCCATATTCGTATCTTTGATAACTACGTAAAGATAATCCAACTGAGTTAGCTATATCTTTTTGAAGAACATTATTTTTCTCTTTTAATTCAATTAGACGTGTAGCTAGATTTATCATATCAATCACTCCAAAATAAAAAAATATTTAAAAAAAGTATTGACATGACCGTATAGACATGTTATTATAATAGCAGAACATGACTAAATGGACATGTTAAATATAAAAGGGGACGGTGAATATAGAAACTGAATTAAAAAAAATGCGTGAAACAAAAGGATTAACGCAAATAGAAATTGCAAAAAAATCCAATATAACAAAACGAAGCTATCAACGTTATGAGTATGGAGAGCGTACTCCAAATGTTTATACAGCCCAGTTGATAGCCCAAGTACTACATGCACCAGTAGAAAAATTATTCCCTTTCCAAGCGTCCCCAAACGCTGGTAAGGAGAATCCTAATAACAGTCAGGAAAATAAATAACTTAC